ATGGAATCGTGCGCCATCGCAGTGGACATGTTTAATATAATCGGGATCACTTTCAGCGGGTTCCTCTGGTGGATACGGCGGTCTATTTGTAGGGTCAATAAAGATTGTGTCAGTCATCTTCATTTCCAATCAGAGCACGCAAGGCCCTCACAGCTTCATTGTGTTCGTCTGAAACCCATTCAGTATTTGGCATCCTGATCGTTTCTGTTAATTTCGGAACGTATTTTTTTAATGCCGCTTCCAGTTCAGCGATACGACACCACGGACAATCTCTGTCCTTACCGCCATAGAGTCCGTGCGCGTTTAGAGCACAGTACCCATTTTCTATGTCGCTCATATTTGATTCTCCCGTCCAAACATATTTTTTTAAAAGTCAGTGAATATAACAATAGCGCAAAATATCAACCACACGATGGTCATCCACAGACACCCTGTCTTAACATGCCAATCAGTAGGTTCGATTCTCATCTTAATTTCCTTCTGTATTATTTTATCTCTGACTAAAGTAGTATATCACACACAATGACACCAAGTCAAACATTTTAAAATTTATCGGCTTCTACACAGGTACATTGTATCCCTATTGGACAATTGTTGGACCAACACCCTTCATCATTATCTTGGTGCAAAAAACTTTTACTGCATCCAACACCGCACAAAGTGCTTGATAAGAAAAGCATTAATATTACTTTTTTCATGTTTTAAATCAATCTCCTTTTGTTGAACCACGGAATGTCGTCAATTTTAAAAACAAACATATCTGGCCTACCACTGAGACAAAAATACGTCCATTCTTCGTCTGTCAGATCAACACATTTGAGAACATCAGTGACCTTGTGATTGCAGAATGTATGCATACTTTCGCCATTACGGGAGAGATGCAAGTTTCCTTCATTATCAAACGCTGGGGCTGAATTAAACAGACTTATTTCACAATACCGGTTATCTGTATCAAAATTATCCAAGGCAACATAAGAACACTCGACAAGTGATATGTCTCTACCTATGATCTTGGCTAATTTTTTAGCATTAATTGTTTTCATAATTTTGTGACCCTAAACTGCAACTCAGAATAGTTATTGGACATTTTATAATATATGATGTCTTCGTTTGAGTAAAAATTATGCATGCGAGTGAAATATTCATCTATATTTTCAAAATAACCAAATGGCACGGCCAGTGTGTCTTCTTCCGTGGCCGAACGCCAGCACCAATGGCGCGACCAGACCCAATGGCGCGAACAGACCCCCCCGGAGACTATTTTTGGTGGTTTTGTATGAAACCCAAGAAAAAAGAAACCAGATAACCAGTGTACCTGTTCCAACATATGATTAGGTACCAAAGCTGCCCAACGAAAAGACTCAATCTCCTTGCCTGTACGATAAAACAGAACTGAGCCAAGTTGGGAGGCTTCGTTGTTAATTTTTTTAACAATATGCAGGGGCAAAGTTCGCATGAATAGTAGTATATCATTTGCTGTCGGTGGAGTCAACCCCGACATTGACAACAGTTCCTCAATGCATTATACTATTGTTGCATGGATACAGTACAATCCAAAATAATATGGAAAATATTAGAAGCGAACGATTCGATAAGGCTGAACAACTGGGACATTATGTATGGACTAAGTGAAAAACATTACCAATACATGTCTGTAGATTGGGCACGAGAAGGACGTCCCTCTGTACGAATAATCGACGACGAGACCGTTGTCGTCGTAGGGTTTCATTATGAAGAGCCTACCTTCGACAGAACGCGAGGCGTGTGGGGATCAAGCGGCCCCCGTATTATAGTAGTACCTAACCACGATGTTATATTAAATCAAATACCATTATCCAATAGTGCGTTGATTTATTTAAAACTTTCAGGGGACTTTAGTGAACTTGTTTGGAGGATAAAGTATGATAATTAAGAATAAATAGTGTAAATAATACATTATTGAGAGTCCCCCATGAGATTAACTGAAATTGTTCAAACTACACAAACTCTTCACAAAGGATACAATGCGTTACCGGACAGAGATAGCGCTGGACTTAGTAACAACGAAATTGATTTAGATGATTTTTCACAAGACGACGATTCTCGCCCACATGGTTCTTTTTATACAGTCGATGACATAGCAGATGATCCTGCCCTTATAAAAAAGTTTTCCCATCGACCAATATCAGACGATGCACACGCATTATATATCCAAACACTAATAAGTCAGCGCTTGATGGGAGAAAACCCATATGCTCCGCGTGTGTATAACATGGAATCATATGTTGATTCTGGGGGGAATACCCATTATGACTTTGATGTTGAGCGGTTACTAACCTGTCAACAAGTCGCACCAGAATCTATTATCCATTTGTATGATTTGTTTGACACGAACACCATGAAGCGTTATAAAAGTTCGGTCGAGAAAGAGATATATCAAAGCAAAGCTCCCGATCAAAGCGAAATATCCAAGAGAATTACAAACGATCTAGCTTATGCATGTGGTACTTGTGTTGCAGGGGATACCCTCGATGTCGTTACGGATGAAAAATTGTTCGAACTTTTACGAACCATAAAAGGCCTGATGATGAGCTTAAAAAAGATTAACCAGTATACTCATTTTTATGACTTCCATCATGAAAACCTAATGTATAGACCAACCTCAGTAGGAATGCAACTTGTTATCAACGACCCAATAGCTTAGTTTATATATTTTAGTTGACCCGAGATGCGAATTGGATTAATTTTGTCAAAACCTTGAGAAGCAATAACATCATTAGAGTGCACTGGTTTCCTGCCCTTCGATCTATCTAGAGACCATGTTATGTGGTATCGTTTTCCATCTGGTCTAAATTCTTCACCATTCACTGCAATAACAAGTGCTTCTATACCGTCGTCTTCGGCATAACCAATGACATCTATCGGAACTTCTTGATCATATGGAAGGGCCTCGTCCTTGGGTTTTCCAAAAGACAGGGTCGCGTGATGGCCTATCCATTCTGGATATTTTGGTGGGAAGTGTTTTTTTAGTTCAGATCGGATATTTTGTGGCAGGACATACGCGTCATACCCTTCATTTAAAATACTTTTTGAAATTTCAAATAAACGCATGTTGTGTTCCTTAATCTTTGGTTCGTACCAGCCTTTTAAATTTATCTAAATGATCAGCATTTACCATTACGGGAACATATTCGTGTCCTAATTGGTATGCTGCAGCCAACCTATGTCTTCCATTTGTGAAATCTACTTGTTTGGTATATGGGTTGTATCCGACAATTGCATAATCCATTGGTTGATTGGCTTGAAAATGTTGAATGGCCTTAGGCAATCTATAACTAAATGCATTCGGACCCCCAATTGGGTCGGTTACATCCAAAGCTATGTCTTGGTGGGTATTGTTAAATATATCTTTAATATTACAATTTAGCAAAACATATTCATCCCTGTTGTTATAAGGATATGGATTTTGGGCTTGGTCTGCTGTTGCCCAACTAAGGGGCTTTTTACTAACATATTCAGTACTTTTCATATTGAGTTGTAGTTGTTATAATCCTTTTGCATTTTCTTATATTTAGCCAATAATAGATAAATATAATAAAATCACATATGTAGGAGAAAGACACATGACCAACGACATGCGTAAATTAATGGAAGCTGCTGAAAAGTTTTTAGAAGATGCCCTAAATGAAGAAATTGATGGTTTTGAAGTAACCAACAAGGGCAGACCTCTTCGTAGAGAATTTAGCGGGACAATGTTTCTTCCATCCAAAGATGTTCGTGTTATTAACTTAGAAACTAAACAAGAACTGCTTGTACCTTGGGATCACGTTGAGCAAACATTGGGCAAAAAGGCCAACAGAGTGATGACGGAAGTAATGATGAATGGTTTTTATGAGGCCGGAAAGTTTAGAATAGAAATATGGGAACCCAGAATGGACGATGTTAACGAGGGCTATGAAGAACTGCCACCCATCGACCGTGAGCGTTATACTGATTTGTCTGCGGAAAGATTAGAGGGGCCTTTCATGCTACGGAGCGGCAAAGTGGTCTATTATGATCCAAAGAAAGGGAGATATTATGATAGGGATTCCGATATGTACATGACTTATGCAGAATACGAACTCCATAACAGGAACCGTACCCATGCAGAAGATAATTAAACACGCCATTCTTCTGTGTATTGGTTTTGTTTCGTTGGTTTTGGTATCTTGTGATGATTCCAGATACGAGTATGATTTAAGTAGTTGTAACGACAATGATTCCATAATTCAATTACAAGTTAAAGTGTATGATTCTTATACCGAAATAGATAAGGCATATTCTGAATTCGTAGAAAAAGACGATGGGTCTCAGAGGTACGGATTTGCTCGATGGAATACAGAGCAGACCAAATGTATAGTGTATGTCCCAAAGATAAGATCCCCAAGAGATTCTCGAAAAATGGAAACGTGGGGGCATGAGTTAATGCACTGTGTATGTGGAAAATATCACCCAGAGTGATGTTTTTCAGTGAGGTCAATGTTTAAATTGATTGAGAAAGGATCTTATTTCGTTGTTAGAATATCCAAGAAGTATTCCAACCTTCGCATGCCATAGACCAGTTTTTCCGGAATTCTTATACCGGTCATAATTATTATATAATGTTTCTATTTTTTTAGCCCTCCATTCTTCTCCCTTTTGGGTTACACAATATCGTGTCCCGAGGTCGGGCGTGTTGAGCTTGAAAAAAGAAAACACCCCTTTCTTTATGAATGGTGCAAAAGATTGGAGTTGACTATAATCGTGGCACATTGTCGCTGGTTTCTTACCAAGTAACATCAATATGAGATAACGGCCTTCGTGTGGTCCTTTCCATGGTTCGATAGTGTGCGCTGTTTGGTAGCGTTCCATACTATCTGCCGAAAGGTGGGCATCGTATGGTAGTGAGTGATCCACATCAGTCCGCTGGTATACTTCTCGAAGCAGCATTACTGTCCCTTATTCCGGTTCCTGCGGGGGCGCTGGCTGCGCTGCTGGGTTTTCTATCCCGGCCAATTGCTGCATACGACTCAAGTCAGTAGCCAACGATTTGGTGTTGGTCCTCATCATTTGAGAAAATATTGCTCCAACCTCAGCCAAATTATCCAACACAAAGGACAAAGCTATATCGTTATCTATAACTTCCAAGCCACTTGCTACTGGGTCGGGGTCTCCCAAACCCGACAAAGGTGTGTCACTGTAGTCCGCATATCCGCGTCGGTCGGCCATGTTGTCCCAATCAGGGACCAACGAAGTATCATATGAAGCCCAGTCGATATACTGGTAATATTCATCATCGTAGCCATACTCTTCTCCTAGGGACCCTGCTTCTAATAAATCCAGCACCACACCAACACTTGTTCCGATAACCCAAGAATCATTAATAATGTCTCCCTTGGAATAAACCTCAAAAGACCACGGTCGTATGTCATACCCAACATCTGCGTATAATCTTAGTCTATCAATTATTTTTTGCTCAGCTATGCGATTGTGCTCTTTGAACGACATTTTGTTTGCTACAAACCACTCAACCGCACTTTCTAACGTCTCAATTATGTTTTGTGATTCAAGGGAAGGGCTATTTTGTAGTAGTGGTGCAATGGGCGTTGGGGGATCTACTGACAAAATCGAGTATATATCGCGTATTGTAGTGGGGTGTGCATGACTTAATAACTCCTCTAGATTTTCGTTAACAAAATCAACAGCGTCGATGAAGCCTTCCGTATCGGTCTCTTCTTCTGCGGCACGAACCTCATCTAACAATTCTAGTAACCCCATGACGGGGGTGTCGTCATAGTCTAATGCCAAGTCCCTCCAATCGTCCCACACTTTTAAAATAACGATTGTATTTCTGGGGTTTGATGTGTCCCACTTTTCGATATCAAAATAGCTATAATCGACGTTCAATGAGTCCATGAGGTCAGTTATGGCGCTTATTGCTTTGTCGTATTCGCCACTGTCTAGCATGGTATTTATTGCTGTTATCGGACCCTCAAGATCTGGCTTTTCTTCTATCAAGGCGTCTCGTATGCCCTCATCCAAATCCATAATACTAAAATTATTTTCGGGTAAGTAGCCGCCGCCCTTGATGCCCCGGACAATGGGGTTTCTCAACAAGGCAACAATGTATAGGTGGTATTTCGGGTGTGGTTTTTCATTACCTCGTCCTTTCATTTCGCCTAACCAATTATTATCATCTAAAATGAATGTTAATGCCGGTGCATAGTATTTTTTATCTCCAACTTGTATTTCTTTTCGTAAACTCAATATACTATCGCTCGTCCACTGCCTAGGAGAATTACCACAGTGGCCCATGGCGCTTGCTTCTAAACTACACGACGCAGTATTCAAATTATACCATGCCCACCCATCACCAAAGTCTATCAACGTTTCAATTTCGCTTGTGTATACTTCGTGATCAATGAGCCTATTTTGATTATCGTTCCATTCTTTTTCTAAGTCGTTTAGGTCGTTTACTAACCTTTGTCTGGATTGCCATTTGAATTCATAATTTTGAATTTCCGGTATTTCCAATGACATGAAATGTTCCAGCACCTGCTTGAAATCCCCGGTTCGAATAGAATCTAACGTATGGTTCAGATGTTCCAAATCAACGGAAGATTTGTGACATAACATGTTCTTTTTCTTATCTAGATAGACATCCAAGCCTTCGGGGTAATTCTTGGAATTTACAATGTTATCTAACATACTCAATTGAACTAGACGCATATACCATATCGCTCTGTCTTCGCGTTTGAGGACAGTTTTAACCCACTTTATTTCTCGTGCAATATGTTCTTTTGCTTTTGGGTCTATTGCGACTATACGATCAAACATTTGTCGCAAGCGATTTGCGGAAACATCTTCTGATAGTTGATCTATGCCAGATAATTGCAATAATCGTCGTATATATTCCTGATCTCCCATTACTGGTCCTCTCCCCTCCGCGAAGCGTCCCACCCCCGTTTCCATTCAGTTATTTTGGCTTCCAATTGACGACGTTGTCGGTGTGTCATGTTAGCACCGGGAGAATTAGGGTGGTGTTTTGCCGAACTTTTGGTCTGTATATATCGAACAAACGCATGGTCTCTCATAGGAATTCTGGGCTTCCCCTCCATATGGGCCATTTTACCTAATCTATACGCTTCCATAAATATCATATTTTTTTGCTCCATGGCTGGTAAAACAGGGAATTATCGTACGTTTCGTACCGACATTCATTGACTAAAAACAACCTCATTTGAAATCTTCCCGGAGAATCATACGTTATTATCTGTATTCGGGGTATTAAGGTTAGCCTATCATTCAAATGTGCTTCTTTTAATATATTTAACCCACCAAATGGATCTCCACAAAAGGAACATTCCGTATACAAGGTATCCCAGACTTCGTACGTTAAAAACCTGCGTGCGGTTTCTTCATCCCTAGCAATAATTGAATAATCATTGTTTGGGTTGTAATAATCGTGTATCACTAAATCCATTTTATTTGCTGACCTTTTTATAATAATTTATAAAATCTGTCGTATAATATCCGGCATTTTTTAATGCGTTTCCCATGTTGGATCTTCCAACTGGGTTGGCAGTAACCAGCTGTATTCTTGGCACACCGTTTAAATAACCATTTTCCAATGCCCACACCAATATATCGTAGCCACTTTCAGCAGCACCAAGGTCATGATCAAAGCAGATACATTCCCAAGCAATTGACGATGCCAATAGTGTTCGCGCATCCTCCGGAGTCCTAGCGGTAAAATCGCAATTTAAATCTCTTACGTCGTCAATTAATAGCCACATTGTGTTTTTACGCCTTCATTTATCCTATTTATCGCATTTAATATTAATGGCCATGATATCATTTATTGACATAAATTGCAACCGATGTTATAATGTGGGCATGAAAAAAATAAATTTAAATAATTTATCGAACATAGAATTTATCCATATCAGGGGAGATTCAAGGTACTATCATGATGGAAAAAAATCCTCAAACACACCCAACAGTGTTTCGGAAAAAATGTTATTAGAATTGGCCGGAGCTAAGTATCTTGTTATTCAGCTACAGGGAATGGATAAAATAAAAAACCAACAGATGGGAAACATAATATCCTTAGTTAAAAAAAACAAAATAAAGCTTCATTCAAAAATGTGGGCGTGTTGGAACCAACCAACCTACCACGAGCCAGTTAAAGGGTGGACGTCGATGGTGACTTCCGGCGAAGACCGGACAGCAATATACGTGGGAACAATTAACACAAAAGATCATGTTGACCTGTTGGATTTGTCCGATGAAGATATTGTTTTTTTATCTATGAGCGGAAAACACCTCAACGAAGAATCAATATTTGAGATAGAGGATCAATCTAAATGAGAGCAGAGTATATTGAAAGTATAGCCAAAGAATACGATTTGTTGATTATGTCAGAAGAATATGATGAGGCCATTGTGGGTGTGGTAAATCGCTGCGGATCAGACCCATTTGTTATATATGACGAAGACGCAGTTGTTTCCATTAACATGAAAATGGGGATGACAGAAGAAGAAGCATGGGAGTACTATACTGTAAATCAGTCGGGTGCTTGGGTGGGCGACGGTACTCCGGGATTCTTAACTTCGTTGAAATATTTAGAAGAGGCGGGGGTATTATGAAACACCTGATGGTCGATATAGAATCGATGGGGAATTACAACGATGGAGCAATAGCTTCTATTGCAGCAAAATTCTTTGATTTAGATGATACCGATTCTGGTAAAGAGTTTTCAATAAACATAAGCCTAGACAGCGCATTGAGTTATGGCTTAACCGTCAACGAAAGCTGTTTACATTGGTGGTTCACGCAGTCTACAGAGGCACGTGAAGAAATTATGAAACCCCCACTGGTAAGCCTAGACAAAGCATTACAAAATTTTGCTTTTTTTATCGATACAAATCGTAGAAATAAATTTAATATATGGTCTCACAGTACGTTTGATATGACTCTATTACATAACGCATATAACGCAACTGGCATTAGTATTCCGTGGCATTATCGAAGTACTAGAGACATACGGACATTGCATTATATATGCAGGGGAATAACATTAGACACCTTTGAATTTGAAGGGGTTCCTCATGTTGCATTAGATGATGTTCGAAACCAAACAAAATATGTTGCTAATATGCTGGTAGCTTTGGAAAACTTAAAGAAAGGGGCATAAACAAACTACTAAATATCGTGTATGAATGATATGGAGTGGTGGCAAAGTTCTATTAGCTCGAATATAGACATAGAAGGGAGGCAAATTAAACGGCCTCCCCTGTATTGTGAGCAAACAACAGACACGATCATATACATCACCAATTACTCAGATAAACACACCGCCAATACCCTTGCACTATTATCTGGCGTTTTTCCGTCAATCACGATAGACATAAAACACATCGATTCGGTTCAAAACGTAAATCGAATTTTAAACCATCTTAAAGACTATTCCAATGTATTTGTATTGTGCCAATGGCACACAAAACAACGCCAACCGGTCATAGAAGAGACCATTAAGAAACTAAGCATAGAAAATAATCTTGTATTTTTGTTTTCTAGTGGTAATAACATTGATTCTCCTATACGCCACAGCCCACTTACAAGCCCCTATGTATACAAAATAGGATCTTATAATAGACAAGGAAAACCTTCGACTTTTTGTAAGAACAGTTTGTGCGACTACTATATGCCCGGCACTTCTATAAACGTAAACGGGAACCACGTCAAAGGCACGAGCTACGCGGTTGTTATCGCACTAATTGCTTTGTTGCTGTTGAAACACAACACAAGGACCGAGCGGCTCAAGACATTGATGGATAAAGTATTACCAGAATATACAATGTTGTTCGACGGAAACAAAAAACGATTTATAACCAACAAAGTTTATCGTCCGGTCGAAGATGAAATAAGCGAAATAAGAATAAGTGAAATAGGGAAGTTAAAAAAAGACAACAGCGGCGGTCTCAATGTATATATTGATTATCGCCCCTCAATAAAAAAACATAGCGACACTTTAATCGAGGCAGTAGGTACAGTACTAAAGAGGCATGAAAAAAATGGCTTAACTATTCCTATGAGTGGGGGGGCAGACAGCGAAGCAGTTGCGTATGCTTGCGTCAAATTTGACATAGATTTTACACCAACGATAATGCGGTATATCTATGATGGCGAAATACAAAACACGGATGATTTTCATCATGCAGAAATATTTTGTGCCAAACACGAAAAGACGCCCCGTTATATTGATTTAGATTGTAATTATTTTTTTGATGACGAACTATATTTGAAATATGTAACCGAGTATTATACGACCAGTCCCCAATTAGCCTGTCACGTTTGGGGTCTGTCGCACATGAAAGGATTTGTAGTATTCCCCGGAGATATTCCCGTGGTGGCTTCGGATAAACTTTGTATGCCTCCTACACAATATTATTGTTATGATTACTATTTGCATAAACATGAGTTATCTGGGATAACCCATCTTTTTACCCACAACGAAGACATATTAATTAACGGAATGCGCCTATATCAAAAGGTAGAACATTTAAAAGATAAATACACTAAGAAAAGAATGTTTTATCAGTTGGGCGGTTTTGATATATCTACTGATATCGTTGAAAAAAAGACTGGGTTTGAAGGAATACGTAACGCAATTAGCGAAAAGTATCAAGAAAGATTGAGAATATTTAATCAATTTTATAGATTTTCCAATTCCAGATACATACCTTTGTCGCATGTTGAACCCCCCAGCGTATATGTAGATAAAAAATACAAGGATTATATGAATGAATAGTTATTATGATGGATTAATTTTCAATGACAAGGGCGATATTACGCTCAGTACGTCGGTGTCTACTCTGCCCCAGCTTATTAGCCAAGGGGGAAGCTGGCCATTAACTTGCACGTGGGGATTTACTTTAAAGACATTGCCGGTTGGCGGGGGGTATCCGTGGCAGTTTAAGTTGACCGGTCAGAACCCATCAAGCCGAAGCGGAACATGGGTTGATCCGGGACTGACTGTCGGGGACGAAGACTTCACCGACAGATACAACATCAGGCTCACTGATAGCAGCTCTGGTGGGGGGTCTTTGGATATATATAATTGCCGTAATACCATAGGGAAGCGACCGACCGCAGTGTATGTACCGGGAACAACCGTACAAATAGGTTCTGGCGGTGTTGATATTTCTTGGACCATCCAAGCAACCACCTCTGTTTCTTCTTCGGGAAGGTATCTGGGAGACGGGCTAACTGTTTTTGTCGCCCAAACACTCAACATATACGATAGTTGGGATCCCGGTAATACTGGTTCTATCAGTTGGGGATTTGCTGTAACGAATAGTACCAACTTTGAATTGGAATAAATTTTTATTTATTTAGGTTACGCAACGCATTAAGCTCTTCCTCGGTCATGTATGATCCTGTCCGAGGAAGACCCACATATGCTTTCTTGAAAAATATGCTAGAATTTTTATCTAAGTCCGCAACAGGCAGCGCCAGCTGATGACGTAATATTTCTCCGTAGTTAACTATACCATCCCAAAGGATATCCGTGGTGGGGTACTTATTGAGAAAGTTCGAATCATACCAAAATTTATTAAGCCACGTAAAATCACGTACATTTATATAATCCCAGTCTGTTAGTGCCGTCATTTGACATCCCATTCTAGCTCCTAGCATTGACCATAGTCCGTATTCAACGTCAGCCCCCACTGAACACCAGACTAACAGGCGATGATAATTCCCCCACCAAATAGTGTTCTCAAATTCCGAGGGGTCTACTTTTTGCCCCCGGTCAACGCTCATTTTGACGCCTTCGCGAAAACCAGCCCTGAATGCTTGGCGGGGAGACCCATTGGGATAGGTTTTGCAAAATATATTATTCATCTGAACATAGGTATCCTCCCAACAAAAATCGATTTGATTGAGGTCATCTTCCGCGTTTTCGTGGGTTTTCATGTTCATGACATAGTCAACCGGCCAACATTTTAGCCCACCATTGCCATACTGAAGACCGTTTATTTGATTTATAGCCGACCAGCTAACGACTTTGTCTTTGAATTTCGGGTGATCGAAATCTATTTCTTGATCAAAAAAAGCATCATCTACTATGTTATCTGCGTCGACGCTAATAAATCGATCCGTTGACGATTCTCGTGCGGCTGCTTTGTGAGCCGAATCCGACCCTTCAACACCGTGAACTCGTTTGGCCCATGGCACCTTGGTCAAAAGATCTGCCCAATTTTTGTCGGCATTGTCTTCATCGTAAGAAATAAAAATTACATCAAACTTACTCAAAGGCGTTTTCATTTGTCTTTCTCCTCATTGCATGATTCTGATAATTTTTTATATACTTCGTAATTTTCCTTAGCCTCTTTGATCATGTTTCCTATTTTTGGGTCTTTTGATATAATAGATTCCAGTATTGATTCAAACATTTCCATTTTATTTCGTAATTCTTTTATATCTTCAAATGCATCATACACAATGTCCCCGCTACTAACCCAACTATACCCGGTGTTATCAGAACTAGTAACATAAATATCTCCACTGGTCGAAGAATACCAAGTAGTTTCGTCGGATAGTGTTATGTCAGATGTCATTGAGATACCGCTCCCAAAGGTGACATTTTCAATTTCAGTAAAATGTTCCTCGTTATTGTTGGTGTTATTAGTATTATTATCACTCATGTAGGTGTCCTTTAATTATCCCGGTTGTCATATATATAGTCTTGTTATTCAAATTGTAATTTGTGTTTATCGTTTTGTTAGCTATTAGTTCTGTTAAATTTATCACTATTGTTTCTAATAAAAAATTAGGGTTTAGGTAGGGGGTGACGTAAAAATATATCTTTTGATTTGTTTGATACGCCCCCGCTTCTACTTGATTTAAATTTTCCAATTTAAATTCAATAACATTGTTGCTTAGCTGGGTAACCGATATATAAGGATAATCGGCAGTTTGTGTTTTTAACATTTGGTATTTATGTGTGTTAAAAATAACATACTGCAACGCTGGGTCATATCTAAATATGTTGTATTTTCCTGTTCTGTCATCCAATACAAGCTTTGCGTTAAATAAATCTTCTTCTCCAGACAGATAAGGCAATACATCATCGTATGTTAATATTTTGTGCTCGAATTTATCTGCCATACTTAGATCTTCATTCGGACTCAAGCACTTTATGTAAAAATTCTCATCGTGATAGACAACAAATGTGCGTTGGATGTTTGTTTTTTCTGCAGAGAGCAATTGTTGAAATAATTTTTTTTCTAGTTGGTGGGGGTCTATTTTATCTGTCATAATTGTTCTCCAAAACACCAACAATGTCATCGGTCAACCATTCATCTTTGTGATAATGGAACGGATGTTTTTGTATATAATTATTGATTTGTATATTGCCGTTTTCATGGACATACGACCGAAAATGTGTCGGCCAATCGTCAGTCAGGTACTTTGGGCTGACGTTTTGCATTAGGCTTTTCATGTGCACGAAGGTAGGATATCTATACGCTGTTGTTTCGACGCTGTAATTTCCCAATAACTTAGCGGCCAATGCGTATGCAACGTCCCCACTTAACCGAGGTTTATTTTTCGATACGAGAAATTTGGTAGTAAAAAACTCATAATTATGGAAAATTATATCTACCATTCTAAACATTTCGGCTGATTTTTTTGTTTTTTGAAAATAGAAAAATCCAGTATAAATGTTAGGTAAATCATTATTTTCAAATAATTCTCTATACGCAGTGCCGGTCGATAATTCACCACGATACGTTAAAACTTGCGTAGTAAATAAAATATCAAACTTAGCCATAAATTCCCACCAATGCGAGATATCAGTCGTAAATAGCATATCAGTATCCAATGCCACTGTTTCATCGTAAGGCGACATGTAATAGTACTTCCATTTGTTGTGTATTTTCCACTCAAATCCTTCTGCTGCATCTCCCCATGGAATTTCAATTATGTTATGAAATACTTTTCGATATTTTTCTGGAACTAAGGTTTTATTTTCGACGCAAATGGAAATATTTCTTATCGAGGTTTGTGTATTTTTTATACTTAACGCCAGCGCGTATGCTTGACGAATATAGTCAACTGTGCTGTTATTCTGGGCCAATACCAAATATCCTCTGCTCATACTACCCCCTCTAGTTTGTCTGCAAATTTAAGTAGTGACCATTTATTCATGATATGGATGTCTCTCCCAACGGTTCGGGTTGCCAAATTGTTTTGTGTTTCTTTATTGTAGGCATTTATTATTATTGCACCATCGGGAGAAACATCGTAAATTTCGTCAGTATCAAACGCGCTTAATAGGCCGTTGCCGGGCAAACGAGTTGATACTGGCAATATATTTCCGAAATTTTGCATCATATGCAGCGCAATCGAAAAAGCATAGTCGTTTCTGAACATATGTGATGGCAGATCATACAGATCTACATAAAAGGGATAATTCTCTACCACGTGCCTTACGAAAGAGAACAGTTGTTCATTTTGTGTTGTTTTTTTGAAATACACCACAGTAGCCCAATACATGTTTATGCCGGTCGGACCTATGTGTCTTTCGACTGACTTCCTAGAGAACATAATTTCTTTACATCGATCCTCTATCATTAGATCAGAGCTTGCTCCCCAGCACCCAGCCAACAAATTACTCTGTATAAGGTAATCCGAATCAATTAGTAAAGTTTCGTCATATGGGGTTGCTTGGTATGCGGTATGACGAGATTTATTGTTGAATGATAGCTGAACGGGTTTGTTTTTGCCACTTCCATACAAACGTTTGTTATGAGATTCCACCACCGCGTCATCTAACACAACAATGTTATCAAACAGCGAAGCAACGGCGTTGGAGGATTGAAAAGTATTAGAATCTGTTACTAAAGTAACCGGCACGTTTAAAAAACGTTTTATTAATGTTGTGTTAAGTGTAGCGATGCGTAAATAATCAATTTGCTGATTATTATGAGCATACACTAATGCGCCTCTATTGCTCATCTGTCAAGTCTAATATGCTTTTTACATCGCGGGATTGTTTCAATTTCTCATATTCTTCATGATATGAATTGGTGACTCTGAAGTATATATCTAGTAGCTCATCGAGAAATTCTTTCAAGTTGACTTTTATTGGATGGTCATTTACATCTAATAAAACCAGTGTTTCTACTGGCCGCAGCTGAGAAACAGAAAAAACAAACGATATTAGTTCCCTATTTACTACAAAACTCCCCCCATTGTGGAAGAGTGTTAATTCCGCTAATCCTTTGTCTTTAGCAAGCATTATTTGATTGGTTAGCGTGTCGCGGTAATGTGTGAATTCAAAAATTTCTTCTAAGCGTTTATCCATAAAAAAATCCTGCTATATTTAATGTAATTATAGCAGGATTTTTTATAAAAGTCAATGACTTGGGGGATTATCCTCCCGCTGACAATTCCGTTACAGTAGTAAATGTAGGGGACGTTATCGTAAAAACTCCGGTAGATCTTTTTTCATCAATATAGGAAGTTATTGTTCCATCTGGATTCCCTCCACTACCAGACGTATCAAAGGTTACTAAAAAGCTGACAACGTCTTTAGTAGCATCAACAAATTTGGCTTCTACCGTATAACTGTCGTCCGGGTAGCCAGTCGGTGATTTAGTCAATATGGTTTGATATGTGGTCGTTAGATCATAAAAGCCCGTAGTTGAACCCACTCCCTCCGTCGAAGAAGTTGACGTATGGTCCATCCACACCGTACCTAGACCAGACAGCGTGTTTGTAATGTTTGTGTTGGTGTCAATCGCTGAACCTCCGGTCCTGCTAGCAGAAAGCCTAATTTGGCCACCTGTGTTAAAAAAGTATCTAGCGTCATCGTATGATCCAAAATCTACTGTAAATTCATGAACAATAGGAATACTCCACGATGTTGTTCTTTGAGATTGCAATTTTGTGCCGTTGGTCGTTATCGTAGCATTAGAAAACGCTATGGTAAGTCGATTAGACACGATGTTGTTGATGATGGCCGTAGTTCCCGTAAGTCCATCGCTGAACGCGTCAATGATGTCTCCTGTCGCAACGGAAGTCGGCACATCACCAATGGCTGTTCCTTGGTGTTGAGCACAATCGGCTATTCGACTAAACATTACGTTCCATTGGGTGGCAGTGATTGTCTCGCCTGCCGCAACTGAGTTGGGTGGCGCGGTGAACTGACCATATCCTTTGTTTGCATCTGTTTCAACAGCAGAACCGGCATTTTCGTCTCCATAAATCGAATTGACTAACTCCAACATGGTGTTATAATCCGGGTCGCTGTTGGCGGTTATAATTTGACCATCAGCGTAAACCATTATTTAACTCCTACAACTGCTAATACTTTTCCATCTTTGCTGTCTTCTAATGCTCGTCCAAATACCGCAAAGGGAGACACCGCGTTGAGATCTGCAACTGCTTTGGCCTTTCCCGGAACCGAAGAAGAAACCAACCTCTCTCCTCGCTTGACATCTCCTTCGACACCAACATAAATCCGGCCAACCATACCAATTTTGGGGTGGGTTTCGTCGGGACCGGCTTCTGCATTTAATAGAGTTCCCGGCATTTCGCTGACAACACCGAATACATCGGGGTCAGCTTCGTCGGCTGTTATAGTAACTTCGTTTTCTCCGCCCAGTTTCACTAACGTTCCGGGGAGATAATGGTCGTCTGCATGATATCTTTCCGCCAAGTCAGCATAGCGAGCTTGGGTCGCAATACCGTTTAAATTACCGTGGAACGTGTTGGCATAAACGTTGCAGAACTTAAGTGAGCTAGACCCAATGTCCGAGTATGGGGGGTTAGTGCCGCAGTCTTCCGCCGGAAGCAGGTGTCCGCCAATAACAAAATCTCCGTCAGCGGCACCACTCAGCATAGATTCCCAAGCGGTTCCGTTGTAAACTTTCATAACAGTGTTGCCAGTATCATACCACTGTTGTCCAACAACGGGGTCGCTTGGCTCGGTTGAGTTAGCAAAATGTTCCATTAAATGAACAAAATTGGTTGCTATCTGTTCGCCATACCCCTGTGTGTTTTTGCCAACTAAACCAATGCTTAGTGCCGGGGTGGAATTAATTGAGCCGTCTTCAACTGTGATATCAGTCACGCCGTCGGATCGAGTAATTGTATATGTCATTTTAAATATTTCCTATATTAATATAAACTATTTATTATTTATTTTACCTGTTATTCTGCACTTCCCATCTGTATCCTGATGGTATATTCTATTTCAAATATTCTATTGAGTGCTTTTTGAACGGGATGAAAAATAACATGGGTTATCAATAGCCCACCGCCAGTCTCTATACCCAATTCATCAAATACGTAATCTCCGTCATTATTTAACGCGGTATCGGTCGTATCTTGCCCAGTAGGCTCTCCATATGCTAATGTTGCATTAAAATTAATATCAGCATAGTTGGTGTTGGTCAAACTCACAGTAATGTTGTTGTCGTCATCGTTGATAGACATGTCTTTGCTGTATGTTTGATTATACAGTGCGGCATTTTCGTCTCTGAGTGTGGTTACATTGGGGCTTCTGTAAGAAATCTCTCCTGTAGAAACAACACTGGTCCCCCCGTTGCCGAAAACCATATATCTAGCATGGCCCGAATCATATGCAGCCAACGACAGCGCCACTGCTGCTGACAAATTACCAAAATGGATAGCGTTTTTCTTTTCAACCAATACATTGCCGGTATTGGCATCTTTTATTTTCAAAAAACCTTCCGCAGAATCAATTAATGTTGTGGAAATCATATTATCCTCTTTTATTTAAAATTTCTTTTTTAGAAGTTTTGTCGGTAATAATAAAACTATCAGCAGCTGTTCCCACAACCTTTTCGTTGGGTTTTTTGGGGTTAGCTTTTTGTTCTTTTTTACTCATATTATCTTCTCTATTTATCATACAAACAAAATCAAATTTCTAAAATTAGCATTTACTCAGGAATCTAGTTTGATAATCAGTTAAATCATTCGTAGAATGAAGGTTCTTATTATACCCTATATTAAATGAATTAGAGCTTTTGGCGTCATACACTATGTCTCCGGCGGGATGCGCTGCTGGTGTAGACGTTCCATCCACCCCTCTGACTAAATTTTGCAACAGCAGTGTAGCTCCGGAATCATCGTAATCATGGTATGCTATTAGTTCACCATTGATCCATACAAATCCCGGAGATGACAATGTTGCTTCTTTAAATCCAGTAGATCCGATGTTATCTAATTCTATTTCGTAATCGTCGCTGTTGAGGTCGATAACCAACGTACCCGATTCATTCGAACATAGTCGATATCCAACATCATGACCAAGCGGGTTTAGATGATATTTAAACATGAATGGGTCGGGTAAATCACCAGTAGTTAAATCATAATCAACAGTAATTACAGCATCAGCATCAATTAATTCGTTGACTTTAACTCCAATATCAGTGTCCCAAAGCGGAGCATTGCATCCACAACACGGATCCCAACCCCAATCGTTAGCAGTGACTTCTTTAACAGTTATGTTATCAATTTCTCCCACAAAGTCATCCGATGCACGTAGTACAATATCTGTGCTGGCCGAGTCTAGCGTTACGATAGCGGTTAAGGTTCCGGTATCAGACAGTGTCCCTGCCGTTTCGTCTCCCACGAGCATCGTAATGGTGCCCGTGGTATGGCTCGTGACTTCCATGCTACATGAATATGATGTATATTGTGTCAGTGCACCAACCTGAGATAAATCTGCAATCGCAGATTGAGTTCCGTCGGACACTGCCACCCCACCCGCTATAGACCAATTGGTGTCTTTTGTCCAGTCACTATCCGCATCGAACGTTCCATTAGTCACCAATTCGCTTCCCGTAATGGCAGTATCATCGTCCCAGCTGTGGTTTACTATTTCCAAGTTGCTAGTCGAAACCAAAACCTCGTCGTTGAACACTTCAATTGTCGCAGTGTCGATGTTTGCATTTGGTAACCAATATATTTGCCCTGCGGAAGTTTCTGTTGCAACACAACGATACAATTCTCTCGTAATGGTTATTACCAGATCTTCATTAGCGTGTAATGGAACAAATTCTTCGGGAACATTGTCTAGCGCATATGGTTCTAAGAAAGATCCGCCATCAAACGGCAGTATATCATATACTTGTGTTTCAGAAAGCGCCGACGGAATGTCTTCATCTAAGAAAACTAAAGCATTAATGCTACTGTCATACGAGAAATTATAATATTGTTTGTCATCGACAAAAACGTATGGACCGGCATCTATTTCGTTCCATGTCGGAGTAAAGTCAAGATACACAACGTTACCAGCTACCATTTTGACCTGTATATAGGTTACGTCTCCGATAAAATCAACATCCGCTCTTAAGTCAAAGTCAGTCTCGCTATCCGAAATAATTGTCTCGGTATATGTGCCATTTGCATTAATTGCAGTTCCCAACTTGCCACCAATTACCGGGGTTAATTCACCAGAAATATAATTTTCGACAGTGAATATTACTTCGTACGAGTTTCCCTCCCTTGGAGTAATGGTTTGACTTAGATCGCTAATGTCCGTTTGTGAGCCATCACATGACGCCGCGTTACTCGCGATAGACCACCCATTTCCGGCTGTCCAATTGGATGCTGATATGAAAGTTGGGTCAGTTATTAGATTTAGACTTGGCAAAGTCATGTCCGGATCAATGAGATTGAATTGTTCTTCTATAGCCAACGTGTAGTCTGAAGCGCTATAATATGTAATGGGCATATCCCCGTCCCACGGATGATCATATGTTCCGTTGGTATATTGATCCCAGTCTCCAGCATCCCAAGGGTAAGTTGGAGATAATAATGAATATGCATTCCTAGTGTAGTAATTGCCAGAACAATCTGTATCAAAGATGTTTAATTCGGCAGATGTGCCAGACCCCGTACCCAAATAATACAGGGACACTGGGTTAGTTGGGTTGACCGTGTAATTTCCCCCGCTGATAACACTGAATGTGTTTATGCCCCCCAAGGCATCAACCTCCGTCACCTCAATAGACATTGGTGTTCCTATGCCTCCAGCAACGTATAAAATGTCGCCCAATTCGTATGACCGACCTTTCGTTACAACGGCTCCTACTTTACATGCGACTCTATTATATGTTAGTAATATTCTTTTGTTTGGAAATTCAGACGCATATCCCATGACATCTTCAACACCAGCGGATCTGCTAATGCTGTAGTCTCTAATTTTGGTTCGATATGGTTTAACAGATTCAATATAGTCAATAATGTTTTCTGTTTGATCAAGGACCAAATATGGTTCTTGTGTCAACTCAATCCCGCTCTGTTTCATGGTGAGGTAGGTTGACTTGAATACCCAATCGTTGTTTTTCTGCTCAGTTAGCGCATAATTTAACATGGCAAAAAAGAATTTATTCTTGTATATTTTGTAATCGCCTATGAAAATATTGTCTAAAATAAATTCAATATTTTCTCTTAGTTCAAAAACTCTGTCAATTCTTGCAATTGCTGACGGATCGTATAACACCTCTTGAAATTCTATAGTGCTAAATTCTCTAGCAATGACATTGTATTCTTGGTCTTCCAACGAATATACATAATATGCAATGTCAGTGTCGCTCTCCTTCACCTTTATAATTTCATTAGGCAACAATTGCTTGAGATTTTCCAACGCAACAACACTAGATACCTGCCTTGAGGGGGTAACCGTTTCAGTTGACCATCCGTCTGCGTACCACGTAGCCCATTTCCATACACCTAGCGTAGAATCTTCTGACCCAAACGTTTCCTCCCATACAGGGAATTCTTGTTTCACCGATATGTTGCTTAATAAGTCGTTCATGACAAAAACAAAAACTTCCCTAGCATATAACATATTAGTAAACCAAGTTTGCCGTGGTCTATATGAGGATCCATACTTTTCTGCTTCATTTAGGGATGGGTCTGGAACTAATAAAAAGCCTCTGTTATTTCCCGTGGCGCAAAAGCCTGATACGTCTGCCGTCCAATCAATGACTTTTGTTTGGCCCATGAGACTGTCGAGAAGTTTGTTCCAGTGGGTGTCCAAAATATTTGCGTCTTCGTTGTTTTCTCCAACCAAGTGCCATTCAGCGTGGCTGATAGCGTCTTCTGACAACTCGTTGTGGTTTACTTGGAATACAATGTCCCCTTTAGAAAGAAAATCACTAGTATTACTTAGTAGAAATGCATTTCTATCTTCGACTTCTTCATATACACGATATGTGATATACAGTTTCGTTAATTTAACTAATTTATTCGCAATAAAATATATATTTTGTCCGTCTACTGTATAATCTATGTTTTCTATAAATATGTCTCCATCTCGATAAGAAGTCGTTGCCCACGATGGTACTGTAACTGCCCTGATCTGGAGATCTTCGAAATATTCGTCGGTAATAGTAAACCCATTAATATCTATATCAGTTATTATGTCATCAGAACCACTAATAAACAAAGACTTAGTTGAATCATCAGAAGCATAATATTGGGCATGCTTGCGATTGAACGCGTTGGTGTTAGAATGATAGTTTACTGGACTGAACCATGAATATCCGTATTTTTCTGGGTATTCGATAAGATTCGCCACACTGGTAGAGGACAGGGTGCGGCGACGAATACCTGTCGGAATATCTACCAAATTCTTGACCCAGTAGTAATACACAATGGTATCAGACCTCAGGGTAGTGTCATACTCAACTAGTTCTACATATTCGGTAGTATTCTTGGGCGTCCCATCGCCATCATACTGATCTGGGGTTACATAGTTTCTGGTCCACTCGTATACGTCGACTGACGAGCCGGGGAACAACCTGCCCCACAGATCACGTCTTTCTCTGTTGGTTCCTTGTTCGTAATTTATATAACGTAACGTAGAAACATCCCACCACAGTTGTCCTACTTGTTTGGCAGTAAATAGTTCGTTTTTATTAATGTGGGTTGGTATATCCGAGGTTGTATATCTAGCTGGATCAACTTCGGAAATGTAATCTATGTTCTGTAGTGCTGGTCCGGGAGCTAATCCTTTAAACGGATCATACACTGGTAACATTTTTAGTGTTTCCTTGGTTTCCTCTGAATATAAAAATCCATTTTTATATTTGTGGGTATCGACCATTGGTTTTTGAACCCTATAATAAATTTTTTCAACTTCGTTTTCAATAGTCGACACAGAATAAGTATCCCACGTGTAGTTAACCGTGTTGAATTCCTCTATACTATACCGAACAGTTAGCTCACAACCAGTACCACCAGATGGCTCCACGGTGGTCGCAACCGCGTTCGTAGGCTTATTGCTATATGTTCCGGCAGACAATAACGAAACTTCATAAACGCCACCAGACTCATCTGTTACTTGAACTGTAAATGTGGAAGCCAGTGATCCAGTTTCTAAAACTCCACCAACAACTGTCAAAATATCACCCTCGCTGTACCCTGTTCCGGTAGCCGAAACAGTGGCACTAATCGCAGTATATTGTGTTTCTGTTTCCGTTATAGTTCCGTCTGTTACTTCTTGAACTTCCCATAAACCATTATCATTGTCATCTATCCAAGACAAATCCCCCACATATAGCGCTCTCTCATTTTGATGTAGATCTTCGGCAACTGCATCTCGATGATCTGGGGAATTATAACGACAGCTATACATTCTCCACAGCCTACCGGTGTACAATGGGTCAGTTTCTAGTGACTCGATAACCCCCTGATCAAAAGAGAATTCTTCGTAGTCATTTGTGTACAGTTCATACTTGGATCCAAGCCCAGATGAATCATTATCAACCTTAACTATCCTAAAGGCCGCATATTCATTACGAGTATATAATGGATCTTTTTGTTCTACAATTCTTATATTTAATATGAAAATATCCGACAACACCCTTCTGTCGTCTGGATCGGGCGTGTATAGTGTGGTGGAATACATGTAGGTTTTGTTGTCTTCTTGTCGAAATGTGAAGTTGATTCCATATTCAGCACCAACGTCTATAGTTCGGTATATATTCCATGTCGATGATAACCCAAAGTCTCTATTAGTTGTTAAGACTCTGGTTGGACCTACATTACACTTGGCTACAAAAATAGTAGGGTGATCCACCACATCCCATGTAACTTCGTCAGTATCTTTGTTATATGAAGCTATTTCATTTATTATTGGACATTGAGATGATCCAGTTTCCCACAAAGTAATGAAATCATTAATGTCAAACAACAGGTTATCAACATCATTTATGCTAGCCCATCCCGAATTGGGCAATGAAAACTGGGTTTCGGTTGTGGTTGGAACCAAATCTCCTAAACCACAGTACCGGGGTTTTCTTATCCATCTGTCTGGGTCATCAACATCAATATAAATGATATCATCGTAATCCACGTCCGTTGTTATATCATACTGTACAACTGTTATGATTTTGTTTAGGCTATCATGATCCCATGGGTAATAATCCCAACCATAAGCATCCCACGATGAGTTGTCTAAATAAACCACCGGTTCGGTTATGTAACCGGCACCTTGTTCAATGATATCGATGCTGGTCAAGTACCCGGCAGCATCCAAATTAGCGGAAGCAATTGCTCCCCCTCCGTTACCATGATCATATGGTCCGCGATATATCTGAACGTCAGGAACGCCATTAGTATAGGGTTCCTCGGCATTCAGTATTAGAATTTGGCTTATATGTCCCGTTCGAGTATCGGGTGTATCAAGAACAATCAGCTGGGGTTCGGTTTTGATTTGAGAATTCTTTAAGCTTACATCAAATCGCTTTCTATCACAAACGGAGCCGAAATCATAAAGTTTTAAACTCCATTCTTCATACGTACTTATATCTTGGTCCGATGTTACATATATGGATCTAAGAAGTTTTTTAATACTTTCGTTTGTACCCTTCTCTCGTATCGCGCCTTGATAGAATTGAAACTGAACATCGTCATCCAGCTGAAGATTAGCTAAATAACTTTTTTCATCATATCCGATCAAATGTCTGGCCGCATCTTCGACCATTTTTATATCGAGTAAGGATTCGGTATCATGATAGCGTCTAATAGATTCGGTGGTATTTTCTATGTTAGGCGTTATGATGCCCCCGTTGTTTATTAAATAACCTTCCGCTTCATACTTACCAAACCAGTCTTTTGTTACAATGGCACTTATTCTTAATCGTGGCTGTCGTATACCAAGCATTGGGTCATAGATAACATCGTCGAAGGTTGTTATGTTGTCAACAGTTACCGCATGTTCCGTTTCTGAAGTTGAAACCCTCATGTAATATATTCTAACATCTTCGCCCAACGGAACAACTTCTATGTTCTTGTCATCCCTAAGCACTGCAGTCAGTCTTGGGTCAATAACTACCCCCTGTTCATCGAGGAGGCTATATACCCCATTGTTTGTGCGCTCCACTGCCATTGGATAACCACGTTCGACCTCCAATTTCGGGCCGTCGGCTAATGGACTCAGTGTAATCGCATTGTCTGGTGCAAATTCAGTAGCAACCCATATTAAATATTGCTTGCCAGCCTCCAAGAAATCATTAATAACATTTGTATACTCGCTGAGCCTTTCAAATTTCCAACCACGAGTTTCCAAATACTTACCATATCCTATCAATAAATCAAATACGTCTTGAGGGGTATCAAATACATCTCCATAATCTACTGATAACAGCGTATCTAAATTTCTATCTGGATAATAGCTCACTTCTACCCCACCATTGGTTGGTAACTGAGAAACCTTAGTCCAATCATCGGTGTTAAATCTATCGGCATAAAAATCTACTTTAGCCCGATAATACACTGTGTTGTATCGGACATATTCCCCTGCTCGGTAAGATCTTTCTGGCAAGAACTCGCGGAATGGGGCGTCTTTTCCTCCCACATTGATTTCAAATATTCTACTATTTGGTTGTGGAGGATAATATTTAAAGGTTGGATCAATAACGTCATACCCATATACTTGGTATTTTCCGTTATCTAATACTCGAACGACAACACCACTATATGCGTATTCTTCTATACTAGGGCCTGTAACTAATTCAAGAGAAGTACTTTCTGTAGGGAGTAATAACGTATTAGTAGACGAGTCCGGTGATATGGTTTCAGAAAACAATTTAAAAACATTCTCTACGGTGAATGCGCCCATTCTATATCCGAGTTTGCTATTTAGGAATCGTATTTTGTCTCCAAAATTAGTTTTAATGTTCTTGTTTAAAAAGTACAAACGATCCGATATCCACTGTTGATAGCCACTACGCAATATAACTTCACCATCAACTGTTTCACCGTGAACGAGCAAATCTTCTGGTTTACTTCTTTTATATGTACTCGTGCTCACAATTTGCGTCGAATCAATAGCAGTGTTGATGGTTTCTTTGGTATCCCAATATAATTCACCAAATTGTGCTGGTTTTGTCAAATATAATAATTCCATTACAGAGAATGGATAATATGACGAAGTGGCCCACGCATATTCAATTGGGGCGCAGTCGCCAAATTTCCACGTACCCTCTCGATCCGAATCAAGAGGTGGATATTGGGTTATTCCTATCTCAGTAGGAGTTCTTAAGTTTCCAGAACTATCTACTGGCAAGTAATTTGCAACCAAGTCTAGTCTTACATATCTGGAGTCAGTACCCGCTCTGTCTCCTTGGGCTATCGTTCCAGTTTCAATGTCGTTCCACATTCCGGTATTCCCACTGCTATAATCAGTTCCATACTCAGATTCCCACCAGTCGGGCTGTATACTGAATCCTAACATTTCCCACGGAGTCGAGTGAGGGGTATAGGTGTCGTAATAGTATTTGTATATACCTCTCCAATTGCCCGGTACGTTAGATTCACGTAATCCATTTTCTCTATAATTATATGTCCATGGATCACTCTCGTTATACGTATCATTTATCACCCAATTAGCTTTCATGGTTGTGGTCCATTTGATAAATGATGATTTTAATATGTCGTTTATTTCTTCTTTAGTATAATTAGTATTTCTAAATTTACCCGAGCATACGTCTGTAAATTGTAAAATAGGTTCATAATCATCCTTGTACTGGGCACAGACGCTATTGTATATTCTTTTTTCTAATTCTAGCAACAGAGTATCGCGAATATCATCGTATATTGGAAGCCGCGAACCGTCGTGTCCTATAATAATTCCAGTTCCACCGTTGTCGGGGGTGGGAAGAGTTGTATCTGAAATTATTTCTGGTCGAAACAAAGGGTACATTCCCATTTTGGTTGGGGTGGACGGTATATGCGAAGGAATAGTATCAGTATACTGCCTTACATATAATCTGGATATACGGATTCTATCTTTAGTGGTAATATCAAAAGAAGCATTAATTCCCGTACCATACAGTCCATATGTTGGATTTGAAGGAATGCCCGTGCTTTCGTATTGGCCAGAATATAAAATTTCAAAATCAGCAATTGCCCCATCTGTTTCTATTGACGTTACCCGCAATTCCGCAGGTATTCCTGTCCCGCCATCTAAAGTAATAATATCACCAATTGTATAACCAGTTCCGGCAGAATTAATAGATATTGTATCTAGCTCTTTATATTCTCCGGTTATCTGGAACCCTAGATCTTGTGGAAAACGCAACTGTATAGGAACATCCATTGATTCTATGTTGTAATCAACTCCTTCCAATAACATACGTTGCCCGTCCAAAACGCTTCGTTCATCGTCGACGGCAAATATATATAAAACATTTTTAATATTGTTTAAATCTTGGTAATTATCTAAAGTAACAACAAAATCAGAACCGTCGACCATGGTTTTGTCTGGGTCGGCTAGAACAGCAGAATCAATGATTTCTTCATCAAATACGGTACCAATCGCGATCATATTACTGTAATTAAATTGGCCATTCATTTCGGACGAAAGATTAATTCTGTTGATTATTTCGTTGATCCATGCATCTATTCGAACATTATTATCGCTGTGTGTAATGTTAGAAAATTCATTTTTTTCGTACATGGTCAGTGCAGTTCTGATGAATTTATTCTTGAATCTTGAGTATTCCCTACCGGCCATTCGAATAGATTCAACGAGATCCACATCATCGTGTGAGGTTACAAACATTCCCTTTAATAGTGGAGACCTGTTTTGTAAAATATATTCGCCAACGGTGTTATCTTTTGGAGAATCTCGGTAAAGGGTTTTGTCCCCCAAAGTACTGGTATCTATGTTGTCTTGATTTCTTATGATAGAAACAAAATGTTTAGCGTAGTCGTTGTAACTATGAACTGATGGTTCTTCATTTGTAGGATTGTTTTCTAATGATTGGGGGATTTCATAATAACCTCTTGCGGTATCCGATAGATGCTCGCTAGAAATATACGATACTGATAATATCTCTTCATCGACCAACGTATCCCGAACGATTAGCGCTTTTTTGTCTGTAGTAAAATTGCTTATTGTTCCAGACACCGACCCAACAATGACTATGTCATCGGGATAGTCTGGTAATTTAGCCAAAATAAATATATTATTATCTCCAGCAACAATAAACGTTTCCTCGCACTGATTTGTAGAATAAGTGAAAAATTCTAAAATTTGATTTTCTTCCAGTGAATGTAAAACCGTAACTGTGTTATTTAAAACAGTATAGTCTGTATTTTTAACCAAATAGTCCCCGTCTAGTTTTGCAATAACATCTTCTTGGTATGGAAGAACACTCAATTTATATGTTGTCTGTACAGTATCTTCTACAATGTATCTATCTATGACACGTTGCTTGGAATTGTCATTGTAAGACCAATTGTTAGAATAGTCAGTCGTAAATGTCCCATCGTACTTTATATAGTGTAATGTGCCCGATCCGGCTGCAGTGATATTAACCGCTGATAGCAACACAGCATCTTCCATGGATTCTGCCAGTTTAATAGTATTTTCATCAATTACAATAACATAATAAATATTATCCGGAGTAAGTCCCGTCGGAGCAGTTTGCGATACAGTAGTGGACATTTTATATACAATTTTATCACCAGTACCCAAACCATGTCCGGTAACAGCAATCGTGTCGTTGACTTCGTCTACATCCGCAGATGCATCGAAATATATACTTCCAACACGACAGTTATGTGTCTTGTAAAAATAAAACCCTTCTATCTCTTCGTATGAATCGCCCGATACATATTCAAATCTATCTACGACTAGGTTATTATCAAATAATACATCACCAGCCAATCCAAGACCGCTATATGACAATACAATGCCTAAATCGGGGTCTGGCGCTTCTGCTGAATCGCTCTCGGTGTAAGAGAACAATTCTGAACCAAAAAAATTGCTATTAGGATAATTTATTTCGTCATCTAAAGCAATCCCTTCGTGGTCATATAATGTATATAATGGAAGAGCATTATTTTTTGTTTTTTGTACTTGAGCCTCTAACCATTCGATTCCATCGTAATAAAACGTTACACCATAGTTTATACTACCAGATAAACACAAAACAATATCTCCTTCCGAAGATTTAGTACTATTAGGCACGATGTCTATATACCCGCTATCGTCTATAATACTGAATATTGTGTTGGATATATCTCCGTTAGGCAAATCGTCTTCTTCAATAGTATGTATGCCGTCTGTGTACCCGGTGCCTCCGTTGCTTATACTTATATTGGTGATTTTTTGTTTTTCAGATACGATAGTGACATCGAAAGTTACGATGGCATCTCCGTTCCCGCCTCCAGCGGTTTCCAACAAAGTCGCAGCTTTCCCAGTAGCTTCTAAATAACAATCTCCCTGTTCTGCAGATACATTGGATAATATTTCAACAACAGTGCCGCCAACGACCTTGATCTGTATGGTTGGTTTGGTCGTTTGATTTGGAAAAATAACAGACATTCCGTTCGTGTAAGGGACGTAATCAATATAACTCACCGTTCCCCATTCTTTTCCAATGTATGCATGGTATGGGTATCCATGCTCTGGATACGCATTTGCGGCATTAACATTTTGCACATATCGATTTCCGGATTTATATAATTCGATTCCCTTGACAAATTCGATGATGGGGTGTGTAGCTCTTGTGGCCGCTTCCGTTATTGCTGAAAAATCCGAATCCACAATTTCTGCCGCTGATTCTAATACATCGATGTGATACCAGCTGTTAGTACGAGACCAACCATTATAATCACATGCTCCTCGTTCAATGGTTATATAATCCGTGTCTGGGTTTCCTAGTTGTGCATCCCAAGGCATCGTGTCCCAACACCCGACGTTGGCTGCACAGTAGGATGGATCTGTGACAAAATCCCATGGTATATATTCGAATTGCTCGAATGGAAGATTATAATCTTGTTCTCCCACAAGCATTATGCTTCTTCCAACTCCCTCTACCCGATAGGTGTTTCCTTGATATATACCAGAATCTGGGTCTCCAAAGGATATTGGTAGGCCACTTGTGAACGCTAGTGGTTCAGGTACGTCAGTAACCGAAATTGTTGTCCCGTTAGTGTACCCCGAGCCGGGTGCCACGACCGCTATACTGGATGCATCAATTTGGTTATTAACCACATCATAACTTAGTATTGCTTCGCCATCGCCGCCATCTGCGGTTGTCGTCAGGGCAATAGTGTAGTCAGTACCATCAACATAGGCACCTCCTCCCCAAACAACAATGGGGTTAGTAACTTCTCCACCCACCACGTCCACCGTTATGGTTGCGGTTGGGGCGTAGGTTTCGTGACCAATAATATTTTCGTTAATTTCCTGCTCAGACAATCCATACAAGGTTATAACTGGCAACAAATCTATATTTCCTAACCAGTAGTAATATTGATAATTTATAAATTTATCTATATCTATTGGGGGCGAAAAAGAATAGAAATCAGATTCAAACAATCTATCGTGATTGTTAATATGACCCGTTCGATATTTTATATTATCCAGCAAATATTCATAAAATACGTGATTATCATCTGCAAACGTTTCTGGATCTTTTGTGTATGCAATTGGTTCTAGTTGATAGTTTGTTCGGTTAGCGGTCAATTCGCCTACATAATAGTCTTCTTGCGGAGAAAATACTCCACCCGTACGACGACCGATGACGCCGTCTGTTTTTCTACTATTGCGTTCGGATAACAATTGATCGACCGTTGAGTCGAAAAATTTCTTTAAAGTTTCAGTTTGTAATACGACTGGTAGCCGCTGAATATGCTTTCTTTCGCCCATTCTAATTTAATCTCATATTAGTGTCGGTTAACGTTGTAACAATTTCTACATCAAGGGGCGTGGCCGTTGATAAGAACAGTTCGTTTGGTTCTGCTTTAATTTGAAACAAATCGCCAAATTGTGATTCTGCTTTTGTTGGTACTATAATTACCGAAGCGATAATGGATGCCAACTCCTGATGAATGTATGCAGCCAGCTCAGTGTAATAAAATGATTCTCCAAAATCCCAGTTGTTAATATCAAAATAAGTGTTAACTGCCCTAATTACTCTGGATTTAATCTCGCTGTCTGACAAAAACGTAGAAGGCAACTTAATAACTTTAAATATAACTCGGTATTCGGGGTCAGCTTCCTCCCCGAAAATAACTTTAAATGCTGCAGATTGGTATATAATTTGATCCGATAGCATTTTATATTCATTCAAACCACCAAACTGTACCGTTAATTCGTCGGTTCGGGGTGGATCTGGAAAATCAGAAATAGGACGGTTTTCTTCTTTCCAAACCTGTACCTCACGATAATAACTAGTTGTCAATATATACATATCTATAATATTACTGATACTAGGATCTATTCTGTTATCTAATTGCGCGTAATGTTTCCATTTGAACCACATAGGAAGATAGTCGGTTGCAAATTCATCCAATGTTACTGTTCTGCCATTTTTTGTATAATGTTCATAATTGATCACAAATTTAGACCAATTGTGGGTTATCTCGGGTACCGCTGGTGGGTTGGGAATTTCTATAAATGGTATTGTATAAAATATTCCTGTGTCCTTGTTATAAATTATTTTATCTTCTAATAATTTGGCATAATCTTGCTGCCGTCCCCGAAGAACCGCTTCGGACACCTCGCTTAGAATTTCGGTAGAAGTAACATAATTTTCTATGTCTTCTATTTGCTGAACAAAGGTTAATATGTCGGACTTGTTTTGGAATATAAACAATCCAGTAGATTGAATAACTCTACCATTGTATTCTTCATATGGACTTAATTCCCATCCCCCCATCATAGTAATGGTAGGGGTAGTTTCTATTTCATTATATCCAGTCTTCCATGGACGGTAATATTCGTATCCATCCATATCTATGTATTGTTCGAAATATATAGTATCGTTTGGCTGGACAAATAGATCAAAACTTAATGGATCATCGGGGACACCATCGTTGTCTGTATCAAATGGAACAATTTCCAATTTAGTTTGATCTAAATATCCGTCTTCGAGGTCATAAGATCTGTAGGCATTCCAGCCAATATGATCGTCTAATGTTCCCGCAGCAGAATTATAAGTAATTTCAATTTCATCACCAGCAAACCAGTTATCAAACGAACTGGTATCTAACACGCCACGTTCGTTTATATCAGCCACCGAGATATTCACATAGCTGTTGGTGGTAGTAATACTCATATACTCTTCTCGGTCGATTATTGGCATCGGTATGCCGGTCGAAGAAGGATATTCATACGTATACGATGAGTCGCTTACGGGTGCGTTTCTAAAAAACCCGTCGCCCCACAAATACCAAGTTTCTGTCGTTTCGACAGCAGGTTTTAAATTTTTATCTAAAATTACAATTTCATCAACCTTTTCCTTGCCGGTCGTAATGTCAATGGCTGGTTGATCTTCATCATAAAAAAACCTTACTTCGTTCAGTGATTCAAAAATGTATCTGGTTCCTCTCGAAATTATTTCATAATATTCGTTGGAAGAAGACTGCTCATTTGGAACAAAATTAAAATATAATAACCACGAAGAATCAGTAACTGATCCACTGGTATCTAACAAAAAGTTGTCTTCGGTAATATCACCGATATCAATGTCGCTAGACTTTATGACTCTCCATGCCCCCAAACGAGGCACCGACGCGGAGGTATCAATGTCATAAGCTAATGCAAAATCGTTATTCAATTGCATTTCAGCCAAAATATCGGCCCGTTCGGAATCACTCAATTCAACTCTAAACGGAGGCATAATAGATGATAATTGCCATTGATCATTTATCTGTGCGCTCAATTCAATTGGGGCATCGTAAGTTGTCGTTGTAACTGGTATTCCTGAGTTGGTAATACCCTTTAAACTAACTACGGCTGTATCTTCTGGTACATCAGGATCGTAAAAGTACAATACCGATCCCTTTTGTATGAGGCCGTTAATGGCCGAACCAATTTCAACTGGTTCTCTATATTTGACCGTTATGGTGGCCCCATCTGCCGGAACATAATTATTGTAAATAACGATGTTCTTATTTCTAATGTAAAAATCATTTTCTGTTATCAATATTCCTGCTTCTACCGTATAGTCTAAATCTTTAATTGTAAGCGGAATATTAGTTACACCGGAAAGACTTTCGGATGCCAAGTATGTTGTGCCGGAAACGGGGTCTATAGCCACCCACGTTGTAGTTGCAGAATCATACACCCAGTTAAATTCATACCAATCGTCGTTTCCATCCAAGAAAAATCCGGTACTCCCTCGCTTAGACTGAGGCAGCGTAGCCCAGCGATAATTCAGGGCATCGAGATCAAGTGTGTCAGAATAGCTATCCGAGTATTGTCTATAATATACATCATAGAAGTAATTACGCATACGTTCGTTGGTCATAAAGAGGAATATCTCTTCATCTAGAACGTTTTCATAATTGGTTGATGTATCAATGTCTATGCGAGTTCTTTCCGGTTCGTACTCCTTATATATTGCCCCGTCTTCTGCGAACACCTTAACATTTTGTGTTATGCCGGTGGGGTCATTCAACGCAATAAACCTACTATGTCCAGCATGCGTTCGATTAATCGCCTTGACTTTAACTACTTCATTGCCTCTGGTAAGTGGGTAAACCGCATAATCTTCCGCATTGACCATCCGGTTCTGAGTATAGAACACTGCGGGTGCATTGAGTTTTATAGTGTCATTGGTTTCCGATGGTGTGGAATTCTTAATCGTCTCTTCAAGTTCATAATAGACAGTTAATATATACTGTTCTCCGTTTTTACCTATATAGGGAAAACGAGCTGACAGGCCCGACACATCATCCGGCGATAATGAAAAATATTGATTCACGCTTTGACGATACCACAGTCGATAAAGTCCACGTGGAATACTTCCAAAATTACCATCGGCAAATTTTAGCTTTATTTGGTCATCAGTGTCGGTGATGACATTAAAAATATCTCGAATTTCCAATTCTAGACTATTGAAAATTACGTTGTTACCCACCAAAGCTGGGACTTGTGTCCACTCGGATATGACGGTACCAGACGAATCAATTTCTTGAAAATATACATCTTCTTGATTGATATTTTGTCCATCAACGTTAAGCACTCTGTTTTTGACAGGATAGTCCAGTTGATAATTAGCATTGATCATTGCTCCTTGTTTTAAAAATAAAAAGAAGCCAGTATCTTTAGAACCCAATCCCAAGCTATCGTTTCGATATATAATGTGCATAGCTTCGTCGGGGTCTGGGTGTCTTTCGTAAAACGTTTCCCCATCATTGAAATCTGGATTAACAATATTCCATGGCAATGTACCCGCCGGTATACTAATAGATAACGAAGATACAGGATCTCTTGGCAATACACTATTGATTTGGTATAATTGCGTTGGTATATCGGAAATAATTCCGTTCTTTGATGGGCTACCAAACTGATTAGTCGAATTAAAGGCCGAATTTAAGATGGTTACGAATTGTTCGTAACTGTCAGGATTATTAGCATCGTTCCAGAAAACGGTAGTTTGTGATAAATCTCTTCCCAAGCTGTCTGTTATTGGAGCATTTGTTTGTACCCCTGTAATTTTGAATAAACCCTTGGCAGGCAAATTTCTCGATGGGTTATAAGACAACATTCGAGCCAACCGTATAATACTTTCTCTTCTATCCGCAGTATCAAGAAAATTCTCCCTACTGTTGAGGTCGGTTCGCAAAGCCAAAGATGTTCCCAAATATGATAACAGCTCGATGATTGCAACAAATTCGGAGCTTTCAATATAATCATTAAAGTCTTCGGGATAATGGCGTTGAATGTATTCCACTAATGCAGATCGTATTGTGTCGAAATCATAAGCAGTAAAATCTACGTCCTTGAAAGAACGGTAAACTTTTAAAAAGTCTTCTGCAGCAAATAAATTAGATTGTCTTATTGGTCCTGACATGTGCTATTTTCCATTAGGTTCGTGGGTCTATTGCTTCGTATGTAGCTTCGGTATCCAGCTGATACGATACATATAGCGATTCTTGTAATTTCTGGGGTCCGTAGAACAGACTTATTTCGACAATTACTATATCAACTTCGGCTGTCACTACGACTTCATTTAATTCTACTCTTGGCTCTTTGTTTACTATACGGACAGCATCATTTTTGATATCATCAACTGTTTGGTCATCCATCGGATCCATTAGCAAATCATATATAATGGTTCCAAAAGTAGGGCGCATAACGCGTTCACCCATTCTCGTTTGAAATTCATTTAAAATATCTCTTTTTATTAAATCTATATCCGTCAAGGTATATGATGGCGAATATTTGTCTATCGTACTAAAGCCAATGAAAGTTGCCATAAGAAGTCCATTATGTTTTAACTTATTTATCTTAAAAATTATATACATACATAAAGATTGTGGTTGACAAAAACTAGCCACAATGGTATACTAGTCCTACGTTTCGAAAATAAAGGTTAGATTATGACTCGTTTAGATTACATCACTATACGCAAGACCGTGGAAAAACTTTTTTCGGAGGCAGACGCGTACAATTCGGCCAATGTACGAAGATTTTTCCCTATGCTGGGTCACAAGGACGGCAAAATGGTTGAGTTTGGTATGTATGACTATCAAACCAAGAAATACGTTTTGTTTGACATTTATTCCCTAGATCAACAGGCGCAGCTTAGAGAATTTGAAGAATTCTTTGAATCCTCTAAGGCAATTCCGGTAAAACGATAATCGCCCCGGCGGTCTTAGGACGGGGTAGATAAGGTAAGGCTTATCTTTGGTTCAGGAAATGTACCGCCCATTATTGGCTGCAGATCGTCGAGCACGAAACCGACCAATTGTTCCCAACTAAAATTGCCTATTTTACTTACTAGTTCATTCCATGCCTGTTGAATCTGTAATTCGGTTTGTTCAATTTCACGTCGAGGATAATTCGAAAGGGAGTCTGGATCAAAATTGTATTCATCTAAATTTGCACCTATTTTTACATACGTGTCGTATATTTCAGGTAAAATAGAATCCAAAGGCGGTGGTAAAGGAATCAATGCCATAATGGCTTCCATGGAGATGGGCAAACCAACTGTATCATTAATTGCATCTACCAAGTCCAATATTGCTATGAGTTCGGAAAAGGAAGGGAATCCCGGAAACAACTGCTGTATGACACTGTCTACCTCAGGATAATCATCTAAGTCACGTATATCATCAATAACCAGACCAGATTCTCTCGTAATTTGTGCTTGGACGCTAGCTAGTTGACTTTCTATGTTACTTTTGATTGTCGGGAGTGTGGCCATCATGTCTTGCCAACCCGCGATGGCGCGACCGACAATAGCGTTAACGCTAGTAATTAAACCCATTAGCGTTGCAAATCCCGGAATATAAGTATACGCTGCTGTTTCAAGCAATTGAAGAAATTCAGCTCTTGTCATGCCTTGTACCGACTCTATAGTAGATGTTACTGTTTCCCACGCACTTATTATTGGATCTGCTAATTCCCCCAAGGCATCAAGTACCTGATTCACTAATCCCATAACATATGTCAGTAAACTATTATTAATATAATCCTGTAATACTTGAAAAAATACCTGAACAGCAACTACAGTGGGCTGTATGTAAGTAGTATAGAACGATTCCATACTCAAATTTACCGCTGTTCCATTATTCATGGCTGTTTCGATTGTTTCTAAATTATCCTCTATATATTCAATTATATCATTGATAATACTGTCCCCGACTTCAACGTTTACTTCAATGACCGCTTCTCCGCTTGGGGCAGCGTTTATGGTGGTGGATATTCCACCAACTCCCAAAATATCCATAAATGTTATATCGGGTGGTATTACTGGTATCGCGGGGAATGCCGCTGTAGCCCCCAAAAACAGTAACAATGGAAGCGCAGTTGAATAACTCATTGCTAATTGTTCGGTAGTTTCGATCCCTTCAACAAGAAAGATTTTTTCCATGGGGTACGATCTGTATGGCAACGTAGAGAAATCTGGGAGGGCAGGCAATGGACACGACAGTGGCTCGGCTGTATCATCAAGTGCAAGATCAATTTGTGTTCTAAGCGTGTTTTTGGGAGAGCCAAAAAGATCAGTTAGACCCAATTCCAACGTCGCTGTGGTCATTAATCTAATATCCTATACGTAAGGTTGTTTTCGAAAATGCTGCTCTTTTCTTCCACCTTACCGGTGTTTTCATGTTCCACACACGGTTCATGCGTCATTAGCCGTCGAGAAATAGTTTCTATAGTCTGTGTATGATAGGTTAAATCGTATAATTTATTTCCATTTTCTTTTATCGTAGGCAATACGTTATTTTTTGCATAAATCCCCGGCACCGGAGATAAATTTGCAGCCGAAGCCGTTGTCGCTCGGTCAGGCCAAACTGTTAAATTCGGAAATGCGTTATAAAAATTATTCTCATCAGCATCAACTGCTACCGTAGCAGGCGAACCCATTATATCAACCGTGGGGGCATTGATGATTATTATGCCCGAAGCATGCATATGGGTTTCTAACAACGCATCCAAATGCATGCTTCCGTAGGTTTTAATGTGCATATCTCCGGGTACGCCGTCTGTACGGCGTAAAGCGCTAGTTACATACATATCATCCCCGCTTAAATGAAATTCTTCTAGATCAATGACTGTCTTATGCAATGCACTATCATCGATCACTCTCCCTGTATCGTCGAACTTGACTGGTCGTGCATCTATATTCAGATTATATCCTTCTAATAATATAGTTACATCTCCTCGATATAATTGCTTCGTATCTTCCAATACACTGAAATCATAGTCCCCACCAACTGTATGAGTTGTCTTGGCTCCTGACACAATGTCCATGGTCGTTCCGGCAGTTAGTTTATAACTTGTTCCAACGAGATTCTCGGAACGCAACCCTACCGTAGTTTTCATATTGACTGCTGCGAAAACATCTATATCTCCGCCCTCGGCGGTCCACATGCTGTTGGTTGCGGCATTCATGCACAAATCGGCTTTACTTTGGATATAGATATCTCCGCCCTCTCCCAAGCCTTCACCAATGATGTGACTTCCTCGCTCAAGTGCTTTGAGTTGAACTGCGCTTAGATTTTCGTTATCTTCGGTGATATAATCTTCTGGGTTTTCGACGTAATCTTTGGCAGCTTTTATGTTTATATTGCGTCCTGCCTCCACGTTTAAATCTCTATCCGCTCTAAAATTTATATCCTTTTCGGACCGAACGGAGATGCTGTTGGCTGCAAAAATATCTACATGCCCAGACTCACTCATTTCCAGCCAAGCAGATCCGTCTCGATTGGTAATATATACGATACCGTTTGTTTCATCCAATATTAATTCAGCGCCAGAACGTGTTCTTAATTTTATATGTTCATGATCTTCGTGGTCATCTAAAATAAATTGGTGTCCGCCTTTTCTAGTAACTAACTCTTTTTCACCAGTCTTTGCTTTGATCGGGTTAACTGCTTTTTTATTAGTTGCTGAGTAAACTACTTTTTGCTTGCCCCCTTCTTCAACCGTTGCCACTGGTCCGGGCGTGCTTAGGCCAAACACTTTCGAAGGAGCCTCGCGTCTAGCTGAAGAGGTTGTTATCCCTCTGACCTCGTCGTAAATTAAACCCTGTACTTTTAAGCCCTCGGACACAAATGGCTGAACTGGTTTTTTCTCAGTATTGGGTATTATTTTTGATTTGTCTCTTTTTCCGGAATATTTGTTGTATTCAGCAGTAGGTAACGGGCATTGATCGGAATTCAATGATGGCCCATAGTGTTGTTTAGAGTCCGAAGAGGCGATCCCCGGAACCATCTGATTCATGTATGCATCGAACACACAAGAAAACCAATATCCGCGTGAGGAGCTACCGGCAGCAAAAGCAACCAAAACTCTAGTGTCTACGTCGGGCGGGACTGCCCACCACCCATATGAGGTCTGCGTGGTGTTGTATGACTTCAGATCAGATTCAACAAACTTTACAGGGGTGGCTCCCGCAAAAGGACTCGCATACCCACATGTTATCCATGTGTTTTGGTCGTCGGGATCTCCACCCATTTCTGGAATGAAGACTTTCAAGTTACCCATATTATGCTCGTCTCGGTTGTCCTTTACGAAACCAACATATATGCCGGTGCGTAATGCAACCGTGTTTTCTCCTCTTTCTCCTTGTCCCGGAGACGGTATTGATCTGTCGGACGGCATCTTGAACATTGTTATCCTGCTGCTCCGTTTGAACCGCCCTTAATATTGCTCATCATATCTCTCACTGCATTTAGTGTCTGTGTGAATTTGCCTTTCTCAAAGTTATTATCTAAATATAAGACCTGAAATATCCCCGTTATCATATTACTTCTGTTCATCGCCATATATCCGGTTTCATCCGGTTCTTCGGGAACGCCAGTAGTCAATGCAAAAAATAACGCGCCTTTTCCTTCTCTGTCTAGTGGGGCTTCCAGATACCAATATGGATCCCCTACTATTTTGAGGTTAATATTTATAAATTCCGCTCTTGTTCCCATCACCGTGTTGGAAAACAAGGTAGCGGTCTTGTGCGTTCCTCCGCCCTTGGGGTTACCTACGAACGTAGTCGCATGTGCGCTGCTGGCATCTTCTCTACACGTTATACATTTACTATAATCTAGCCCATATTCTATATTACCATGATGTAGGTATTTTGGAGCATTAAGGCTAGCAGTCGGGGGACCAGAACCAGAAGGGTTTAATGCTTTCTGTCGTTCTTCGTTTGTTTTTTCATCTCGGGCCGGGCTGGCCGTGGAACCTTCGTTATCCTTGGATACATGCAATAAGCCCGAAGATGACGATGCATAATTTGTATTATGGCCACCTCCCTTTGCAAGAGCAGTATACCATGCCAAGTTTATTTTAAAATCAAAATCAAT